CAACCCAAGAAAAGTCCATATCGGTACCGGATGCTTTAGCCAATACCTGACCTGTTGTGCCGCCTTTTAGATCAACCAAACTAGCATCGATGGAGTCACCAAGGGCCTCAATGGCCGTAGCTCCATCTTTTACTAAGTCGGTCGATGTAGGTACCGGCCAATTAAAATTAGGCGTTACTGTTGCCATTTACGTTAAACCTCCATATGCGTTTTCCCAAATTAACGTGCTATTAACGCCTGTCCAAATAAGGCTAGGCGGACTTACCGTATCCCATTGTGGGGCTACTAATGAGAAATCTGTTGGACTGAGGGTAAGTGTCATGTCCACATATGCAGGAGTGGCGCGTATAGCAAAGCCCTCGACAAAACCGTTAAAGGATCCGTTAAACATATTGATAGGCAGATCGCTAATTACTACAGGCTGACCAAAAAAGATATCGATTAACTTATTACGCTCTGCATCGGGTAACTCGTTGCTATCTAATCTAAAAGTAAGTGACTGCAGCTGCTCGCGAGGGATAGCGCGTAGCCCTAGCTCGCGATCCATTACATCATTGACATCTGACAAATTATGGAGGTTAGAGTTCACGCTGCGCTGATAGCGGCCATAATTGGCGATAGATCCGGCATCAAGGGCTGTTGCCTGATTGGAGTAATTGTTGCCGTAGTTAAAGACAAGCGAGTTACGGATCTTGCCTATCTGTAAAATGGACTTGATACTACTAGGGGTTGCGTAGTTAGCTGAGATAGTCGTGTAGCCATTAGCTGCAAGGTAAGCCGTACGGTGATCGGCATCGGCGTAACAGACTCGGCCGGCCTTGTCCTCGTAGATATTGCCGAGTGCGCTTTGTGCGATCTGAGCGCATAGGTTGTAGCTACTAAATGGATCAGCTGAGCGGCTAATCATCTCGTAAAGACCTGGTTGATCGATCTCACCTAGTCCTACGTTTTCAGCATTAGCCCATGTTGTCGTAGGGTCGTAGTTAAACCATTGTAAAGCCGGTGCGACCTCAAACCATGAGTTAATTAACAGCTCTTGGAGGATGTCATAGATCTGAGTGCCATCCTCAGTTTTAGGCAGGGCATCGGGAAAGAGGGCCTTAGTTAATTTAGCCAAAGATCCGACTGCCAAGATATTACCAATAGTAATAAATCCGACTTCCTCAGGGGAGCGCACTCCAATACCAAAATCTGATATTTCGCCACCAAATACAGGTACATAGACTCCATCGCTATCTTTAAGTTCTAAAGTCAAAGAGTCGGTTACATCGATATCAAAGGCTGAGTTATTGGTATTGACGATCTCAAGGCGTGCATAACCGGCGTTACATTGGAGGTCGATGTCATCACGACCAGTAGCCATATTTACGCTTAGCACGTTGTCATAGACAGTTGTGCCGATGATGATGCGCCACTCGGGTAGCCATGTCATGCTATGTAAACCCCGCTACCGCGATTAGTAGAGGTACCTCGATATGAGGATTGGTTAAGTACATCCTCGAGGCCTCGAGCAATAGCCTCGGGATCGCTGCCTAAACCTGCATTAATGGTGATGTTGTAAGAGTTAGCCGCTTGTGCAGCGTAACGGTTACCGGATTGGATGGCACCGGCTGTAGCTAGTGGCACGCTTGCCGCTGAGTCGATTGTTGTAGCCGATGAGGCCATGCCTAGTTTCTTTGTAAACTCATCAAGGGCTAACTGATCTGCATCATTTTGTAAATCAAGTAGATCAGCAAAAGCATTAGCTCGAGCAGTAGCCGCATCTGCATATTCTAAGATGGCACCTATAGATCCTTTAGCGGCTACTTCCTTGGATATAGGAGCGATAAAGTCACCGGCCGGGATACCTGATCCGAGGCTTGCACTTGTAGGTACCTTGGCTGTTGCAGCTGCATTGGCTTGTTCGAGCAATTTCAACATGTCGGTTATCTTGGCTAAAGCTGCATTGAGGTTATCTAGGTTAATCAGATCCTTAGGCTTGAGGCTATCAAGGATAGATTTGATATCCTGCATCTTTAGATCTTGCTTAGTCAGAGCACCAAGGATCTTTAGATCCTCGTTAAGTTTGGCTGTTGCCTTAATAATTGCAGCTTCATCCTTGGCGGCGATAGCATCCTCGAGAGCAGCGATACTTTCCTTAACTCTCAAGCGAGCCGTATCGTTAGCGATCTGTAAAACTTGTGCAGAGCTAGTTGCCTTACCAAGTGCCTCGGCCTGATTAGTAAGGGCTGCCGCTACTTGGATCTTATCTAGATCAAAGACATCCTCACTCTTGCCAAGTAGCAAGTTAGCTTTATCGATCGCATTTTGTAATCTCTTTTGCTTTACAGCATCGGCGGCTGACTTAGCCTGATCCTTGATTAACTTGGCTAGTTGCTTATTACGAGCGATAGCCTCTTGCTCTGCCTTTTTACGTGCTGCTTCGCGCTGCTTATATCCACCATCACCGGCAGTAGGAAACATCAAAGGCCCTGTATTAACAGGCTGAATAGCCGCGTTCTTTTTCATGGCATTACCGATGGCACCGATAGCAAGAGCAGCAACGCTAATAGCTGTAAACCATGGAGCCCAAGCAAGACCGATAGCAACACCGGCAGCAATTAGAATTGGCTGAGCGATCTTGATCTCGCGTACAAGATATCCAAATCCTGTAATAGCCTCTGTAAGTTTGATAGATAAGTTCTCGATGTTTTGTGCAGCGCCGCCGGCACCGTTAGGGCCAGCTAGTCCACCAAGGGCATCGACCAAGCCGCCGCCGATACGCTCTCGAGCTTGGTTAGTTACCTCTGAAAGGATGGCGAGCTTACCGCTTAGGCTATTGGCTGCTTCATCGGCAGCGCCTAAAGTATCTTTTGAGATTTTGGCAAGGATCTCATCAAAGGTCATCGCGGCTAGTTCGGCTTTTGTCAATCCTAGACGGTATTGATTGAGCCCCTTGGTATTGCCCACATAAGCATTAGCCAAATCGGATGCAACGGCACCGACATCGGCGCTACGAGATGCTGCAAGGTCAAGAGCAACGTTCATAATCTCGGTTGATTTAGCGACCGATCCTGTTGCTGAAAGTAAGGCTTGCATAGCCGGTACAGCTTGCTGACCTGTTACGCCGTAAAGTTTTCCGATGCTGTCTACATAAGCATCTACTACCGGAGCATCAAAGGCTAAACCAAGATTTTTAACTGTATTGGTAAGCGCAACAGTTTCGCGCTGTGCATCTGCAAAGTCTCTAATTGTGGATTTAATTGCATAGCCAAGAGCAGCGCCACCAAATGCTACGCCAAAAGATGAGCCGAGAGATTTAACAGTCTTATTAAGTTTGTTAGTAGCTGTCTCAGCTTGTTTAAATGCAGTCTTACCTAAAAACTCTGCAATAATCTTGATATCGACATTAGTACCAGCCATTATGCAACCTTCCTAACCCCGCGGGTAGCAATACCCGATGTCTTGCTTATAAATAAATCATTTGTTTTCATGATGGCCTGTACGACTGCAGCCTGTGTCTTGCCATTGTCCTCAGCCCAAGCACGATAAATAAGGCGGCCAGTAAACTTACGAGAAACTTTACCTCGTTGCCCTGCAACGCGAGGACGAGAATTGACTAGGGAGCCGGTGCGATTAGCCGCATCGACAAACTGTCTACCTGCATTGGGGTTATTACTCTTGCCGTAATCCTTGCCGGTTGATGTTGTGTATCGGTGTTCGCCCGGGCCTGTATCAAGTCTGTTAAATGGAATTACTACCTCGCGAGTTTTGGCCTGAGGTCTGCCTTGTGGATTTAGGCGGCCGGCTGTCTCGTAGATCGATCCTGCAGCATTGGCATTAACAATACGTACAGATGAGGCAAAGCCGTTTTTATTAATTCTAGATCGAGCCGTACTTAATCTAATGCCATTACGGATGGTAGCCGCGTTATAAATTGGAAAGTTGCCTCCATCTCGACCCCAGTTAGATAATGGAGGAGTAGCGGGTACAAAGCCTCGAGCAGCATTGACTACGCTTTGAGTAGCAGCTTGTAAGTCTTTCTTTAGCTGTTTATCTAGATCCGGCGCATATTGCTTTAAGGCTTTACGGAGCTCATCAACGCCGCTTAGTTCTACTGGCATCGCTTGTCTCCTTTGCTTCATCCTTGAGCCCTTGCACAAGTGCTTCGAGCATTGTCTTATCTAGTTCTAATAGCGCTTGAGGCGCGACCCCCATACGTAAACTTAATCTCGCGATCAAATACGTAAATGGGAGGTCGCGCTTCAGGCTAAAGGGTCGCTATCTAAAACCTCAACAGACTTTAGTGTTTCCACAAAAGCCTCGCCAAAAGGTTTAGGTGCTTGACCCGCACGCTTTGTTATTTCCCAAGCCAAGTAATAAACCATGCTTTGTTGCTCTAGTTCACGAAAGGCTTTATGAAAGCCTGTCTTGTAATACTGCTCAAAGGCATACTCGACAGCCGGCGAGATTTCGCCTTCTAGTTCGGTGCCATCATTACGTACGATCTTTAGCTTTGCCATGGTTTGCCCCTTTGTTAGTTAGTTTGATTTACCAAGTACCAGTAGTTGCTACTACAGTCTTTGAGTTACATGTAAATGTGACATCAAGAGTTGCCTCATCTGCAACAGCACCGTTAATTGGTGTGAAATTATCGACCAAGATTGTGCCTGTGTACAAAACGTTAGTAGCTGAGACTGCAGCTGTTGAGTCTTGGATCGCCTTGAAAGCAACGGTTGTACCGTATGCAGCCTGTAGCGTTGCCAAGATTGATCCTGCCGCTGTGTCATTAAGTAGTGTTACGGTGATCGTGTCAGCTGATAGACCTGTAACAAACTTATGTGCTGTGTCACCCATCGCTGTGACCTCTAATTGGTCAGCCTGTTGAGTTAAACTAAAACTCATCACATGGTCGCTAAAATCGACAGGTGTAGCGCCGACCTTAAAGCCGACTTTATTATTTAGAAAAATTGCCACGATTATTCCTCGTCTTTCTTGGCTGTTGTTTTAGGTGTAGTTGTTTCGATCTGACCTATCTTTTTTAAGAAAGCCAAATCCTCGGGTGTTAGGTCAGACATGGTTTAACTCCAACTCGTTAGTACTGATATGGAAAAATCGGCCGTTAGTAGCGATCCGCTTTGTACCTCAAGTACAGATGGAGCACTCATAGCGCCAATGTTTAGATGTATGTTCGAGGCCGCTAGCTTGTTAAACACAGCTACGGCTAAAGACTCAATACCTTGTAGGTTGCCCTGATTATCAAACATAGGTACCGTCATGATGATACGAAAATTAGCAAGAGGCGCGATAGAGGCATACGAGTTATTGCTCGGCGTAATGTAATTCTCAGCCGGACTTACGATAACGCTGTTAGCCGTTATTGTGGCCGGAGGAAAACTGTATGTATTCCAGTCGTTAGGACTATCTAACGCTGCCGCTAGTGTCGCTCTGAGTGTTGTGATGGCCGCTGTCATTATCCGACCATGGTGTTTGGGTTTGTGTATCCAGCGATGAGCCCACGGATCTTTCCGATCATCGAGTTACCCATGCGGTAAGGGCTAGGGCTAAAACCATCGATGGATACGCCGCCTGTTTGTGATACCTGACGAGCTTGGAAAATGTCAGTCGCAAGGATCATCGCAGCTTCTCTTACAGCTGGGGTAGTCGCGTAAGCGTTTGTCTTTGTATCCGCGCCTATAGCTGAGCCATAAGGGAGTACTCGAGAAAAATTGACGTTTGCATTTGTTTTAGCAAACTGGCTAAAGCTATATCCGGCTGGGTAATTCCATACAAAAGGGTTCCATACAAGGCTAGGGATCTGACTGACGGTACCTGCGCTCCATGGCATCGTGCCGGTGATGGTGTACGTGCCGTTAAAGGTTGAGCCGCACCCACTCAAGGTTACAGACTGACCAGTAGTAAAGATTGCAGGATTAGCGATCATTACAGTAGCTACATTGTTTTGCACAGTCGTGCCTACTACCGGAGCAGATGCAAACCATAAAAATTGATTGAGTAAATCTTGGGCAGCCTGACAGCACGTCTCT